TGACAGATTATACAATAAATCCGACACAATCCGACACATTTATGTCCGAAAATGACATCTTTTGTCAAGTTGCGCCTACTGATTTGCGAGTAAAACTTGACAAACTTGACAAAAACATACAATCTGGGCGGAAAAATGAATAATGGCAAAAATAACTGAAAAGACATTCAAGGCGGCACTCGTTAACTCTGGTGGGAACCAAGCAAGGATAGCCGAGAAGATGGAAAAGACCAGACAAGCAGTAGGATTATTCTTAAAAAAGCGACCAAAGATGAGAGAACTCCTAGACTTAGAAGTTGTTAAATTAGTAGAGAACGCAGAAGATATAGTAGCAATGTCAATCCTATCAAACAGAGATATAGACCAAAGCAAGTGGTTATTAACAAACTCCAAAGTAGGCAAACAAAGAGGATGGGGACAAAAACAAGAAATCGAACACTCCGGAGAAGAAAGACCACACACATTTAATCTAATTGTGAAGTCTGAGGAGGAAATCAAAAGTGAAAAACTTAACAATCAGCCCAAAGCAGCATGATATGTTTATTGCGCTTGAAGACCATGAACACACCGAAGTATTTCTAGGGGGCGCGGCAGGTGGCGCAAAATCGTTCACTGGGTGTTTATGGCAAATCCTAAGAAGATTAAAATACAAAGGAAGTAGAGGATTTTTGGCCAGGGCCAGACTTAAAGACCTAAAAGCAAGTACACTATTAACATTTTTCGAGGTGTGCGGATTACTAGGACTTAGGATGGGGCTAGATTTTAAATACAACGCCCAAACAGGGGTTATTACATTTTCTAACGGAAGTGAAGAATATTTGAAGGATCTGTTTTTTTATCCTAGTGATCCTGATTTTGTTAGTCTAGGTTCAACTGAGTATACTGATGGATTTATTGATGAGATGGGGGACATAGGCGAACAGGCATATCAAATCATAAGGTCCCGAGTTAGATTCAAATTGGATGAGTTTGGACTGATTCCAAAGATAGCAATGGGTAGTAATCCTTGTAAGACATTTATTTATAGAGATTTTTATAAGCGATGGCGAGACGATGAACTCGAACCATTTAAGGCATACGTGCATGCTAGTGTTTATGACAACCCATTCATCTCAGTGCATTATATCGAGAACCTAAAAAAGCTAGACAAGAAGAACCGGGAGAGATTACTAAACGGTAATTGGGAGTACAATGACGACCCAACAAAGATATTCGATTATGATGCGATTATAGACTTATTCACCAATGAAGCCAGACGAGGAAAGAAGTATTGTATAGTGGACCAAAGCGGATTCGGCCGTGATAGCTGTATGGTGTCGATTTGGGATGGGTTATTTATTACCGAGTTCTTACAATATCAAGAAGGGCTAAGCAGCACAGAACTAGACGAAATACTGACCAGTAGAAAGATACCGAGAAGTTGTTGTTTGGTGGATTCGATAGGTGTTGGATTTGGACTGAAGAAAGAAATGCCAGAGATTGTGTCGTTCGTAGCAAACGCGGCCCCATTAAAAAAAGAGAAACAAAGCACAGATGAAGAAGGACTAGACAATTATAAAAATCTAAGAAGCCAGTGCTGGTTCGAATTAGCAAATCACGTGAACACGGGAATGATAGGAATTTATAGAGAATTACCAATTAACATCAAAGAACTTTTAACCGAAGATTTGGAAGTCATGAAACAGATGGACTCAGACAAAGACGCAAAGATGCGAGTTATTACAAAGAAGGAGTTACATGACAGTGCCGCACTAAGTAGATCTACAGATGCAGGGGACGTTTTAATGATGAGGATGTATTTTGAGATTAACCCAAACGAATCAGCTTGGACGTTTACAGGCTCAATAGACAAAATCCAAGAGGATCCTAAATTAAAGGTTTATGGAGATTCGAACATCAAAACGAAAGTAGTCGACGGCAAAGAGGTCAGAATGATTGGCGACAGGATAATAAGAGAATAATGAAGTGCCCAAGATGCAACCATGAGATGCCTCAACTGATGGTAAGGAACTGCGGACATCTACTGATGTTAAACGAAACATATTATTGCATTAACTGCGACAAGATGTTCAGAGATACATTCACAGAGATAAAGTTCGGGGGAACAAAGACAAAATACAGAGGCGGAGATGATGATGATTAGTTGAAGGGAATAGTAGGTTTTAAAAAGAACATTAGATTGGTATAATCATGAAAGGGGTGGAGAATTATAACTTATTCAGGTCTGGGCTCATAACTCAGGGAGAACTAGATAGAAAAAGTGTTGCAGCAGACCACGAGAAGAGAATCTATGACATGTTTATTTATAACCTGAGAAAGAAGAAGGTCGACAAGCTGTTAAAACAATTCGAAAAAGATGAAACCATATACGAAAGATACACTCAATTAATCAAGCAGAAGGAAAAAGAACAATATCAAGCAAGCCTCGACAAAATCAATTTAATCTACAAAAGGGATAAAGCGATGCGAGCATCTTATTCTATGGCCTTAGAAATACTACATAGTCGATTATACTAAATGACAAATACCTTTATAAAATTAAAAATCATTGAATATTCATCCAAAGTTCACGTTCAGAAGGGTAACCAACCTTATTCACATTCATGGAAAGAAAATCAGCCAATATATTTTCAAACTGCCCCTGGGAAAGCGGTAGTGAATCAGTTCTACAGCCACTAGGAAATAGACCAGTAGGCCCATACAATAAAGCACAACAAATTCAATCACCGAAAGGACAAAATGCTGTTACAGTTTTTGAAGAGACGAGAGATGGACTACCAAAAGCATATATGCCAAACTTTTTTTATAGAGCTCCATTTGGTTATCCAAGATACAAAGACCTTAATTATTTCAGACAATTGGCATCGAGTATTTATGTTGACATGTGCGTGACTGCAATCATAGATGAGGTGTGTTCGGTTGAGTGGGAGATAGTTGCCGAGGATCGTGCCGGCAATGAAGTACCAGGCAAAGAAAGTGATGTCGAAAGAATTCAGGAGTTTTTTTATAACCCAAACACAAACAAAGAGAGTTGGGAAATGATAGTGAGAATGATGTTGCCAGATTTACTAGAACTTAACTCAGGAATAATTGTCAAGGTGTTTAACACATTTGGAGAAATGGTTGAGATTTGCGCGAGAGACGGAATGGCATTCACAAAGAACCCAGACCCTTATGGATTTTACACAACTAGAGCAGACTTAATTTTAATGAAGAATATCCTAGGCGAAGGCGAAGAACAAACCCAACAGATGGACTATCCGGCAATTCAGGCCGAAATGGATGCAGCAGATGCACAAGAAGAAGGCGCGTACTTCCAATATGGGTTTAACACAGGCGCAAGACCGATTCCGTTTGGGCGGAGGGAAGTAGTATGGTTTGAGAAGAAAGTACGAACAGACAACCTGTATGGGCGGTCTAGCATGGAAGTTTTAAGCAAGACGGTTCAAACACTTATTTATGCCGTAGAGTCACAATTAGAGTATTTTAACGATAATTCAATACCTCCAGGAGTTTTGGGATTAGAAGGAATGAATGCTGAGGATTTAAAGGCATTTGGGCAACAATGGATCCAACAGCAAAAGGTTCAAGACACACTAGGAAATTGGAAGAGAGCAAACCACAAACTCCCAATGGTTAATAAGATGCCAAAGTTCGAGAGATTAGGATTCACAAACCAAGAGCTCGAGTTAATCGAATCCCAAAAGTGGTGGTCAAAATTAGTCTGGGGAGCATTCGGAATCACTGCAACAGAACTAGGATTCACAGAAGATGCACAGGGCGCAGCAAACCAAATCGTACAGACAAGCGTAGCAAAGAAACGAATCATTTATCCATTATTAAGATTAATCGAATATCATGTGAACACAGAGATAATCCCAGAGTTTGGAGTTGAAGGGGTTCATTACAAATACAAGATTTTTGATATTGATGAGGAAACAAAGAAATGGGGCTTGTACAAATTGCAGACCGAATCAGACCTTAAGACAATCAACGAAGTGCGTAACGCAGAAGGATTGGATGAGGTTGAATGGGGAGACAAGAACACCGGGGAAAGAAGTCCGCAATTGGGAACGAACATAAACGTGGGCGATCCTAGACAGCAAGACTCAGACAAAATCAACAATGATGCCCAAGCAACACGTGACAAGATGTCTGCTAAACCTAAAGGCGAGAAACCACAAGATGTCAAGAAAGCCCAAACAACCGACAGCGGACTAACACTCCAACCAAACGAAGAAATGAGCCCAACTGAAGGAAAGCTAAAGAAGAAGATAACAGACCTTTTGAAACTCAACAAGAAGAAAGTGTTCGAGTTATTAGACGACCAGGGCAAGCCTGAGCAGTTATTGCAGATTAAGAGTATTGATGATTTACCAGGGATAATCAAAAAGATATTCAGCATTTTCACATTCAAGAAGGTAGTTGACGAAGTGATCAGTTTTAAGTTTAACTTTGGATGGGAAGAATCAGAAAAACAAATCGATAAGAACGTTCCAATGAATAACAAAGCAGTCGCATTCTTACAAGACCACACGTTCGACAATGTAAAGGATATGACTGAGGAAATAGCAAATGACCTAAAAGCAGAACTAAGCCGAGGAATCATTAATGGCGAAGGAATCGCAAAGCTAAAGAAAAGAGTGACTAAGGTGTTCGATGTCGGAAACAACCGAGCAGAAATGATTGCAAGAACAGAAACAAACCGAGCAGAAAACAACGGTAAGTTATTGGCAATGAAGAGCTCAGGCATGGACATGAAAAAGCAGTGGGTAACTCATGAGGACGATCGTACTTCGGATATTTGTAAACACTTGGACGGAAAGATCGTAGAATTAGATGACGAATTCCATTATAAAGAATGGTCAGGCCAAAGTCCTCCAAGTCACGTGAATTGTAGATCCACAATCATCTTCATCGAAAAGGAAAAGCTAGAGAAAGAAGAAACTGAACAATTAAAAAAAGATATGGTCTCAAAGGAGCTCGAGAAAACTAAGATTGACAATAGCGAGTTAGACCTAGCAATAAAAGAAAAGGAAGCAGACATCGCCATACGTAAAGAAAATCTACTGAAAAAACTGGAAGGAAACCTCGATGGAGGAGATTAAAGTTTATTATGATGCTGAAAGAAAAAACGAAGTCAAAGGCGACATTGAGTTCGAACCAGTACAAGCCGGCAAGAAATCTAAAAGAGAGTTATATTTTTTGAATGCAATCAACTTCGATTTAAATATGGAGATATCCATTGAAGGACCAGGCATCAAGATAACAGAATCAATCAAGGACATAATCCCAGGACAATTAAAAATGGTGGACTTCGAACTATCACCAAAACTAACAACAATGAAA